TAAAAATTTTGAGAAAGAGGATATTCCCATTCCACCCTCTGGGGATGTCTATGATACACTTTTTGCCGAAAGAGTAGGGGAAAGACAGGAGGGCTCTCGTGTAGCAGAGGGCGTTCAGACAGAGTTTCCCACTGAGAGGCAACACCCTCACAGACTGGGACTCCTTGGGTATGGCCTTGGCTTAGAATGGCTCAGTCCCATTGAGAGAACCAAAGTCATAGAGCATCTTAAGGATAACAAGGGGGACACAAGCGAGAAAATAAAGCTCGATGATGGCACTGAAATACCACTTGGAAGACTAAGGAGAAACTTTCAGAAGAGAATGACGCCTTTGTATCTCCACAGCCAAATGCCCCATAACCGGGGACAGCCCAATCTAGCTAAACATTTGGAAAGCGATGAGCTGGATGGCACAGAGTACACTGGTAGTGAAACGGAGCCAATTCGTAGTCTATTAGCAAAAATAGACCATGGGGTACATGGAAACATGTTCGATTCCTTATTGAACCATTATAATGAGCTACTAGAACTACAGGGCGACCAAAAATTAACACACATTCCCATCTATGGCGAAAAACGCACTAAGAAAATACGAGATGCAATAGATGAGCGAATAGAAAAAGGAATGGATGAGAAGGAGGCTCTTAGAGAGGTTTTGAGGATAGAGGATTATGCTCCCGTTAGTAATTTCACCATACCCCAGTTGAAGAAGCATCTGAAGGAGCATCCCCTCTCTGAGCTTCTAACTGACGAGGGTAAAAAGCCCCTCGCTCATGAGAACATGAAGGCAGATGACTACATCAACCAGTTAGAGGAGATGTACAGAGATGGAATGTCATTAGCTCGTGACAGCAAGGACATAGCTAATGCCAATGCCGTGTTCGCCAAGAGTGCGGGTCCGGACATAAGGGATGTACCCGAAGAAATAAGAAATCACTTCATAGAGAAAAATGGAACTTTGAGAGGGCTATCTGATTACTGGGCGCATGACTTGCAGGTTGGTAGCAATCCCATAGAATCCACTACTTTCTTTGACATGCTGAACAGTATCGCACCGGGTCTGTTTGGTGAATTTGAAGCGCATCACGAATATCCAGATTTTCAATTCTTCGTACCCAGACCAGATATGTCGGGCTTCTTGGGCGCCATGCACCACGTCGTTAGGGAGAGAGGCGAGAGCTTCAGTCCTGCCGAGATAATGAGCATGCATGACCAGAGCTTGGGTACCAGTCATGTAGATTTAGGTGACAAAAAACCAAGAAACAGGGCCAATGGTAGCGATACCGCTCATTCACTCACACCAAGAGCCACCACCTTCTGGTCAAGGAGCAGGAACCCAAAAGCCGAAATAACCAGAGATAGTGTTGGATTTTTACGAGAAAAAGGTCCAAAAAGAGCCATACATAAAACTCAGTATCACGAGTTCGGAACCAAGACAGGTAACACTAAATCAGAGGCTCTGGATAGCAAGAAGGCGCATAACTCCTCTGAGATAATGCGTGAGTATCTAATGTCTGGCGTCCAATACAAGTTCGGGTCAATTGACCCTAACACTGGTAGGAGGAGGCTCGGCTCACCTGTGATGAGAATACCAGTCAATGAGATGTTTAGAGGTGAACACGGTTTTCCTTTTGAGGACGATGGAGAGGGTGGATACTCAGCGTTTGAGAAAACTCTTTTTGCTTTAGGTGGCTCTTTGGGCATGGAAGACACAAAGAGAATAGCGGAGCTTCAAAGCGAGCTGGAGGAGATTGAGCTATCAGGCGAGGATGCCTCTCAAGAGCTGATAGATGAACTGAAGGGACGCATACACACGCAACAGTCTAATTTACGAGCTAAACTTAATGCCTATAATAAGGATACACTTGTACAAAAAGAAAGAAGAGCCGAAGCTGAAGAAAGAGCTAGAATGGAAGTTGCCAAGAACATAGTCATACCTGCTATGCTAAAGATAGAACCTAACTTAATTGACCCTAATAATCCTGAGCAAACGGTAGCTAACCTATCCCAAGCCATGCATGATTCTGAGTTGATTATGAAGCACATGCCTCACGGCTTCCATGGTCAAAGTATCAGGGACATCATGATTGGGGATGCTGTTGATGAGCAGACGATAGATGCCATGGTCGGTGGCGACATGTTCCGTCGAAAAGCCAATGTGCTTGAGGAAAAGGGCTTTCCGCTTAGTTTCCCAGAGAGTGGCGAGGTCACAGATTTCAATGTCACAGCGAGTTTGATAGGCATGGGATTACCCTACACTGACTCTGGATACAGGGAGTACATGCGGGAACTCCTAGAGAGTCTGGAGGGCAAGCCCACTCATTATGCAATGACTACCGCTCAACTTGCAGCACACGGTAACGAGGATTTCCATCTCTTTGACGATGATGGAATGAAAGAGGACCCAATGAGAGCCCATCAATTGATGGACGATGAGTTAAAACGCTATAGGAGTCAAACACGTAATCTTAAACTTCCTGACAAACACCGAGGCGATTTTAATAACAATAATGAGCATTACAATTCGATAAATAACAATTACATGAAACTCAGTATGGCACACAAAGGCACCAGTGCTATACAACACGGTCTTTCTTTGAGTGACTTACCTAAAGGCATACATGGTAATGAGGATAAAGGCAAAGGTGCAGAAAGACTTCGTTATGAGTGGGCCATGGCCAGAGCCAAGAGAAAGGCCAACAGTCTAGTTCTTTTCAATCCAGAGGCGAGGGTGGCAGCACCAACGCCTCCTCCTGCTATGCCTGAAGGACAGATGACACTGGACCAGTTTGGCGATACTGGTAGTAATTTGAAGCGTCCGATAAAAATAGGTGATGCCAAGATAGGTCCAGTCACTAACCCAAATTCGGATGCCATAATCGGGTCCCGTTACACAAGTGCAGGTATTCAACAACATATGGGCACAGAACTACCTGCAGCCTCCGTTTCGCTTAATTTAGGCTACGATGGAAATATGGAGTATGGAACAAATACCAGCGCTGGTCCAGCGGTAATGCCAAGCGAGCCAGTAATTAAAGAATTGATGGGAGAGGATGTTTACAATCAGATGGATGGCTATTTCCAAGCCAATGGTGTCAATGAGGCTATGTTACCAAGCACCACTTCCAACATGGAGAGGGTATCACCAGACAATCCAAAAGCAGAAATGCAGATTCCTTATGAAATAGGCAAGTCCTTACCAAAGGAAATGCCACTAATAGAGCCCTATCACAAGATATTCGACATGGAGGACCTGCAAGAGCTACGGGGTTTCACCGGGGAGTGGGTTGTTTCTGTAATGGAAGAGGGCACTAGAGTGAAAGTAACTAGGAAGTCGAATAGGATAGAGGTCAAGGATGACGACAATGAGGATGTTGGCACAAGCGATGGTATGAGAAGCTCCCTTAGAAAAATAGGGAAGAACAACTATGTCATGGACGCTGTTCTTAACAGCTCTGGTTTGCACATATTCGATATCATGTACTACGATGATACTGATGTTACTGATATGCCCACTAGGGAGAGGATAAAGCTACTACGTGGGCAGTTTGATAGCAATGAGGACGTTTTCGTGCCCGGACCCTTCAATCTGAAAGTTACCGATGATGATGGTTTGAGTGATGCGATAAAATTCCTACAGAGGGAGAATAAGGACTCAAAGCTACTACTCAGGGATGCTAAGTCCACTTACATGAAGGGAGAAGAAAAGCATCCGAAGTGGATACTAATGACAAAATCCGATGATGACTACCATGTGCCATTTGGTATGGAGATAGATGGGGAGGTTTTCATACTGCACTTTGACCATGACATACTCAAGTACGACATAGTGGAGGATAGTTTGGAAAACCCACGTTCAGCTTTGGGTGGCCTCAAAGACCGGGACTACACGATGATACTAGCAAAGAGTCTGGAAAAATACTGGGAGCCCGCTTTCCAACAGATGCTCAAAGCGGAGAAGAGAAAAATAAAAGAAATCGTTGAAGAAGATGAAGACGATAAAGAAGAGGATGAGGGCATAAGCGAGGAGGATGCCAAGAGAATAGGCAGACAGAGCGGGGGCGTCTTAAAACCAGATGAGGACCAAAATATTCTACTAAAGCCGAGCACCATACAGACCTTAGAAAAAATAGAAAAAATACTTGACTCTTTGGAAAAAGGACAGTTTCCAATGACAGCAGGTAAAGGTCTGGGCGTTGATGTGGGTAGTGATATAGACAGTCCTAGAGGTCCCACTAAGCTGGCTAATGAGGCAACCTTACCAGATTACGATATGAAAGAAAGGCCAGAGCAAGACCCTGAGAAGCCGGAGGACTACCCAAAAAGAAAGAAAATAGCCTCTCGGTCTAACGATTCTTAAGATTATAAAAAATTTTTTTACGTGCGCTTGATTGATATAGCATTACTTGGCATTTCATGATTAGTGTGCTGTCACAAGAGCGTCTCTACGGTGTTGACGAGTCCATTGGACTCCTTAAGGCTGGCAATGACCTCGTTGTTGCAGGATACGCTAGTGTGGAGCTAGTAGACAAACAAGGCGATTTAATTACAAAGGAGGCATTGAAGGACGGATTTCGTAAGTTCATGAGCGACCCGAAATATAGAAACGTCCAACTAGCGCACTCAAATATACAGGTAGGAGAAGTAGTACCATCATATACAGATACAGAAGGGAGGTTATGGAAAAGCGAAGTTGACGATGTCGGCATGTTTGTAGTAATACAGCTCAGAGACGACATCGAAAAAGCACGAGAAGTTGCCGCCGAAATCAGGAAAGGCAAACTACGGGGATTCAGCATCGGAGGACAAGCATTCAAGCGAGTCAGGAAGAGCGACCCAAGACACGGCGACTATCAAGAAATCAGCAAGCTTGAGCTTCACGAAATCACAATTTGTGAAAAGGGGATAAATCCAGAAGCGACATTTAGAATTCTAAAGCAGGAGACTGACTCAGAAAATATAGAAAAAAATAAGGTGAAAAAAATGACAGAAGAAAATGACATGCAGACACAGTTGGGTGACGTTCTTACTCGACTAGAAAGTAGGCTCGACAGTATGGAGAAAGGAATGCCTCCACAACTGAAAGAGGCCATGAAAGATAAGAAAGATGATGACAAGGATGATACTGACAAGGGTATGAAAGCTGTACATGACAAGGATGAAAAAGACAAGAAAATGTACGCAGAGGATGGAGATAAGAAAATGAAATCCGATGAATACTCTGATGTTATCTCATCTGAGTACCTCGACTGGATGGAAAACACTCTAAAGAGTGCCGGAGTCGATATCGCAGGGGCTAGGGGTCACTTTGACGACCTAGCAAAAGCCAACCTTGGCTCTACTCCTGAAGAGTTCGACCTAGATTACGGTCAGACCCCTAACAGAGAGTCCGAAAACGGCAAGCCTTCTACTAACGCTATAGCAAGACTAGGCGGAAAGGGTGAGAAGAAAGAAGTCAAGAAATCCGACTTCCTAACTCCAGACCTAGTATCAGAGGCAGATGTAGAAGCCGCATACGAAGTTTACAAGGCTGCTGCAATGGAGCAGGAGTTCAGGGGTTCACTAGAATCCCGATTTGCAGACAGATTTGCTACTGAGAGAGCAGAAGAAATCGCAAAGGCAGAAGCCGCAGCATACGATGCACGTGGCCCTCTTGACGAGGTAATGAAGGCTCTTGGTGCTCTTAATGAGCGAATCGACACCATAGGAACAGTTGAAGCTGGCACTCCAATCGCTAAGAGTGAAGCGGAGCCAGCAGTAGAAATACCCTCCACAGTAGACATGCACAGAATGTCATGGGATGAGGTACACGCCCTAGCAGATAAGGCATTTAGAGGAGAGTGAGATATATGGCAAGAAATTACGTACGAACAATAACAGACATGGAGCGCTATTACTATGGCGCCGGAAACGCAATGGGTTACTCCTACTCCGGTAGTGAGTTACTCAAGGCTGACAGCCCTATGCTGTCCACGACTGCTGGTACATACCAAGCAATCTACGGGCGCAAGGTCTGGTCGCAACTCAACCAAGAGTTCAACGCATTCAGCATCCTACCCAAGAAGCCTTGGGACAGGTCGGGATGGAGAGTCATCACAGGCAAGCCAAACGGCGGTGCACTACATGGTGGAGTTGCAGAAAACGCAACACTGCCAGACACTGTGAAGCCTACCTTCCAGCACGTAGCTGCAAAACCAAAGACAGTCGCACACACATTCGACATGTCCGAGACAGCTATCTTCCTAGCAGACAGAGACGATGGATTGGGAGATATCCGCTCAGTTCTAAAGGAAGAAATGGGCAAGCACCACGCTGAGATGGTCAATAAGATGCTACTAACAGACGTTACAACTGCAGCAGCTAACAACTTTGAGTCGCTAGACCGAGTCACCACCGGAAACACAAGCATGACATCCGGTACTCACTACGACACTGGAGACGAAGACATCTACTCCATCGACAGAAGCGCTAACACATGGGCCTTCGCAGAAGATGAGGCTAACAGCTCCAGCACAAACAGGACACTGTCCCTAGACCACTTGGACACTTTGTTCCAGCAAATCTGGGAGCGCGGTGGAAACCCCAAGGTCATCCTAACAGGATACGACACTCTAATGAGACTACAGCAACTGCTACAGTCCCAGCAGAGGTTCATGGAAGAGAAGAGAGTTACCCCAACCTACAACGGTGTGAAGGGTGTCCCCGGTGTAGAGGCAGGGTTCATCGTGGCAACCTACAACGGAGTACCAATCATCCCAACCAAGGACATGCCAAAGGACAGCTTGAGCAGGATGTACTTCCTAGACACAGACTATGTGCACTTTAGCACAGCTATTCCTACGCAATACTTTGAGAGCGGAATTGAGACTGGTGACCCATTCGCCATTAACAGGTTAGGACAGGAAGGACTGTACCGAACCATGGGCGAGATATGGACCACTTTCTTCGGAGCACACGGGAGCATTCGTGACCTAAAGTGAGGTTGCAGAGGAGATAATAAAGAGGTGAAAAAGATATGGCAGCAACAACACACAGAGGAATAACATACACAGGCACTGGCACTTACACCCAAACCGTTAATCTGGACTTGGGACTTTGGGCTGGTAGCGACATAGACGAGACACTATGGCTCGACGGACAGGCAACCGCTGGTTACCCCGGTAACCTAGATGGGTTCCAAGCAACCAACACACAGGTAGTAGACAGGAGGAGCCCAAGGCTCGTCTCCTTGACACTTAGCTCTGCTCTAGCAGAGGGTAACACACTTACCCTAAGCGGAGAGTGCAGCAAGATTCTAACAGCAGTAGCTCAGAAGGCCGACTCAACGGCATCTGTTGCAGTAGTGAAGACAAGTGACCTTGTCCTAACCTTCGACATAGAGGCTACTTCTGATGGTACTACCGATGACACGAGCGGAGCAGAGCTACTGCTCATAGTGGTCTGAGGTGGTCTACTTGCCCAGTCTTAGGTATAATGGCAAATCCTTCTACGCAAGGAGCCCCGATGCATACATGCCCGACTTCACTAGAGGTGAAGTTAGGGAAGTTTCGCAGGGTTGGGTCGATACTTACCGAAGATTTCTGGTTGAGCCATCTTGGACACTGCTTGGGGATGAGCCTCCTCACCACGATGAGGGTGGGGACGGCATCCCCGACAGTAGTTGGAGAAGGCCCGAAATAATGTCTTGGTTGGCTGAGAGGGGAGTAGTCCCCACAGCTACATACACTACAAAGAGTGGCGCTTTGAAATTGGTTGAGGACTATCTAAATCCTGAGCCAGCGGTAGCAGCACCAGTCGAAGAACCAGTGGTAGAGGCTCCTCTAGTAGAGGAAGTCTTAGAAGAGGCAGCACCAGTTGAAGAGCAAGAATTGACAGAGGAGTGATAAAAAATGGCATTTGAGAGTACAATAGACACAAGACCGCACGTAATGGGTAACCTACTAATGGTTACTGGGACCTTCACAAATGGCGGAAGCGATGCTGGAGGCACGATTGACCTGACTGGTCTATTAGCCGACATAGTAGCTTGTAACGCAGTTGCAGGAAGTAGCACCGCTGGTACAGGGGCTGGAGTCGATGGGGTGTTCGCACTCATCAACGGCACCAGTCTAGTCATTCAGAATGTGAATGGGCAAGACGGTACATGGTTTGCTATGGGACACCGCAGTTAAGGCGGTGACCTAAATGGCTAATCTAACACCGAAGTACAAAGTCGTGGGACCCTTCTCACCGAAGGAGTTCAGTGACACGTCT